TCTCCAATGCCGCAAGCCTCCTTGAACTTGTACCAGCCAAGCTTTATTTTGTCTAGCCCTATGAGAAACCCGTTGATATATGTTGAGAAGTATAGTTTTATGGCATCAACAAATGCATAGAAACTGTACTTCATAAATCCCATAATACCCTCCCACAAAGTCCCCCATCCTGTCAGATGCTTGCATACATACACAATAGCACCAACCAGAACCGCAATGCCTGCAATGATTAGACCTATTGGATTAGCGGTCATTACAGCATTCAGTATGGCCTGGGTTCCAGACCAAAGTTTTGTCACTGCAATGACTATTGTCTCTTTCGCTATTAGAAAGCCGAGGGCAATTTCCTGCCATTGAACGAATGCCGTCACAACACCTATGGCCGTAGCAAGCCCTGCCCATATTGGAAGAGTGTTTGAAATAAAGGAAATAACCTTTCCAAGTATGCCAAGCAATTTAGCGCAAGCGGTTGACGTCCCAATGATAATGGCGGCAATAGTCCCTTGGTTCTCTTCAATATAAGAGACCAAAGTCCCTACCTTTGCCATTATCTGTTCCATCAAAGGTATTAACGCCACTTGAAGTCGTTCAAGAACAGAACCAATTCGCTCTTTCATATCGCCAATGGCATTGGCTGCCTGCTGCATTTTCCCTTCAGGAGTCGCCGCAAGTGCCGCGTTAACTCCACCGACCGCCGATGTGATAACATCAGCAAGCGTCGCTACACGTTCTGCTTCCGTACCATACTGCAGTATCTTTTCTTGCGCTTCATCAAACTTATAGCCATAACGGCTCAACGCTCCAACCTGACCGTCCATAACCTTACCCATCATAGTGGCTATGTTGACCGCGCTCTCTTGGGTGGCATTAAGCCCGTATTGTTGCGCCACCATTTCGTTCATGACTGGTATCAACTTTTCAAGGCTCTCACGCTTTGTAAGATATGTTCCTAACTCTTGGGCACCGGCAAGTTGGACTTCATCACCAACTATACCAAGGGCTTGTTGTGCCGATGTTAATTTTTTTATGGCTTCAATGTCTGCCTCAGTAGCGCCCATTGTATTACGCATAACGGCTCCAAGTTTGGCTTCTGCCTCCGCTTGTGCATCATTAGCGGTTGTATAATCCTGAATGGCGCTTGTAATAGAACCAAAAATTGCCTCCCCGGCATATATGAAAGCATTAACCTTTCTAACAGATGAACTCAATCTATCAAATAGCGAAGTCTGAGCCTTCGTCTTTTTCTCAAGATTGCTCATGGCTGTATTCAGTTGCGTGACGCCAGAATAAGCATTGCCATTCAGATTAATTGTATATGTTAGTGTGTTGGCCATATTTGGTTATTGAAAAATTATTATCTTTGCAGTATGAAAACGATTCTCTGTATATTACTTGTTGGCATTGCATTGTTTGCATTGCTGATAGTTTACTCCCATTTCTACTTTAAAAACAAAATCAAGAGAGGGGAACTTACTGAGGAGCAACTTCGTAAAATGATAGACAACAAGAAAGAAGAACGAAGGTTAAAAAAACTTGATAGGCAGTCAAGATATTCAAGTTCAATAAACATATCTGTTACCTTTAACGATGAGGATGAATTTGATGAAACTCCTTACTACACGCACCGTTAGTGCAACTAATATTTATTGGTTGGAATTCCATTAGCCTCCGCCTCCCTGCTTCTTACCCACTCCAAATCCTTAAGCATCATTGCCCACTCCTGGTCAGTCAGGCTGTCGGGGTCAGTGACGTGCATATAGTAGCGCAACTGGGCGTTCACCATACGCACAAAATCACCTTGCCCTACCTCGGCAGCCGTTATAACTTTTCTAGTTCGGCCTCCTTCAGTTGAATGAGGTCGCCAATCTTCCCAGATACGGAAAGAAAGAGCTCATCATTGGTGCGTATCTCCTCGTCACCGGCAAGCCAGCAGTTATGAAGAATCACCTCATTGAACTTAAGAGGATTCTCCTTTGACGCCATTGAGGCGAAACCAAGCACCTTTCGGTCAGGCTTATGCAAGTAGCAGCACTTGCCGTCAACAGAGATTTTGAACAAGTCCCCGTGTTTAGCCTTCCAAGAGGCTATTTGCTCTTCTGTAGCTTTAAACATAGTTGTACAAGTTTTAATTAGTCACCTAAACCATACTGGATGTCAAGGCATATAAACGGAAGAGTAACCTCCATGCTCTTGTCACCCTGTTTCATCTCCTTTGGACTCTCAGTAAAATGAATGCCGTACAGGCGGTCAGTTGTCATAACCGCCTTGGCGTCTATAAGAGGGTTGCCGTAGCACACAACTGCGTTAAGGCTGAGCCCCATTATTGATGAGCGTCCTGTGCTTGTTTTGGCAAGCAGTTGGAGAGTCTCAAGTTCACTCTGGGTCATGGTTATCTCACCCTCATAGCTGTAGTTGCCCTTCTGTATGCTGATAGGCTTGTTGCCCTTGCCGTACAGAGGCTCCTTGTCCTGCTTCTCAGAATACTTGATACCCTTGAAGCCTATTACATCGCGGCCGCCCATTATCAGGCTGACATCCGCAAACTCATATTCACGTCCGTTGATAATCATAGTTTATTCCTCCTCTTCTACTAAAAATCCAAGTTCTACATCAATGTAACTGGCGTAACCGTAAGGTTTCACCTTAGCCACGACATTTATACGTGACGTTGAAAGTATGTTCTGCTGCGGGTTCACATAGCACTGAACAACCTTGTCAGAACTGTCATCAGGGTCAGAGCCAAGTTCTCCGTTTGCAGTCATGTCATTTGCCACAGCGGCTATGACCTCACTTTCAATGCTCTTTGCGTATGCTGGCTGTATGTAGCCGCTGTCCGTAACAGGGACATTGTCCTGGACATACTCAAGCATTGTCTTGTGTATGATGCGGTACGCCTTGTCGGCTGTACGGCGGTGTGTCAGACGGCGGTAATCGTCATCAGTATCCGTTGCAAGCGAGTCATCAATGAAGAAGTAGCCTGATTTGCCTGTGTGTGTTCTGAAGGTGATATACCCTTTGTTGAACAATGTCTCAACATCAGCTTCAGATGGATCCTCGTCATCAATGAAAATCTTTGACACGTTAAGCGCACCATCCTTGACACGGGCAATGTTTTTTTCAACGGAACAGGACGCAAACTTGCCAAGAAGCACTCCTATTGCCGCACCCTCGCTCTCGCTAACTGTGTCACCAATAAGTATGCCCACCCTGTTGTATGCACAATCGGTCAGATCAGAAAGGCTTGCCTTGTTCTCCTTTACATACCCACGTCCGGCTATGAAGCCGACAACAGGGGCATACAAGTTTGAAGCAGCCCACTCCGCAAGTTGCTGCAGTTTCTGCGCTGCGGTCATAACGTCACTGTCAAGTCCGTTGGCTATTGTCGCCGTGTAGCTTGACGCAGGCTGATGCGCTATGCCGATGGCGCGTATGCGGCCGTTTGACACCTGAATGAGCTTGCGTGCGTATGCATTCTCCTTGTCTGCCGAATCCGACGGCTTTACGGTGTCTGCCACGCCCATAATCCATAGCTCAGCTCCGTCACCAGCAATGTCATAAAACTCCTTAACCTGCTTGTACAGGAACGGGTTATTGGCGCTTGTCACTCCAAGCGTGCCAAGGTTTGCAAGCTTGTATAAAACGTAAACGTTGCCAAGAACGAATGTGTTGGAAACAGCTGTAGCGGTGGCAATAAGCCCTGCCACGCAGTCAGCTGACGGTGTCACTGTATTCAATGCGCCGTTGCTGAAATTAATATTTACTCCTGGTAATGCCATAGTTTATCTCTTTATTGTTGTTACTTTTTTGTCTTTCAGTGCCTCCGCCTGTGCGGCAGCCTCTTTCTCTGATAGGAATGGCATGCCGTCCTGAGTGAAGAACACTATGTCCACCCCAGGGTGTTCAAGGAAAAGGGATTTAGCCTTCTCCTTGAATGTCTGAGGTATTTGTTTAGTTGATTTGCCCATAGCCTATCAACCTTGTGCCGCCATTGTCTGGCTCACGGTTACAGTCTTTGTCACGGTTGTGCCTGAGATGGCAACAGTCACAGTGCCTGTACGAGGGCTTGTGGCATCTGCATCATAAGCGAATGCAGTGGCAGAGAATGCAACCTTATTACCGGTTACAGTTGCGGTCAGCCAGTCAGCATTTGAAGTGGCTGTAATACCGGCACCGTTAGAGGTTGCGTATGTGCGGTTCTTGGCGTTTCCAGTAGCTGCCAGTTCAACAGTGTCATCTCCTGTGATTGTAGGAGCGGTGACAACATTGATACCAGATACTATGGCACCGATGGCCTCATTCTTAAGAGGCAGGCAGATGAAGTAGTGACGCAGGTTGTAACGCCATTCCTGGTTCTGTGTGTCAGGCTCGTCAATGTAAGCCTTGGTCTCACCTGTGGCTTTCATCATGCGAGGGGCGTAGAACGCTACTGATGCGTTGCGGTCATTAGCACCGGCTGCAGTACCGTATGCCACCTTGTTCAATGTTGATGCGTTGAACAACGGGCTGTCAACATACTCATAGATCTCAAAGCCGTACATATTGGCAATGGCACCAGTGGTTGTGTTGTTGTAACGCTGTGCGAATGTGGTGTCCTGAAGAAGCAAGTCATTGACATGCTCAGGGCAAAGAACAAGGATACGTCCCTCTACAGGAACTTTCATCTTGTCAAACTTCTCCTTAAGGGCAATGATGTCAGCAATAACAACGCGCTTGCGTGTGCCGTCTGCAGCACCTGATGTAACAATCACAGGGGTGCTTGCGCTGTTTGAAGATGGGGCAAGTGCGTGGAGTGCACGTGCGTACTTCTTTGCATCAACGCTTTCACGGTGACGCTCAATAACACTGCCTGCCTTGTCGTATGACAAACCGCGTGCCTCATCATCTGTAACACGTGAAGGTCTTGTCTGATACTTGTCAAGACTGATGGCTTTGTCAGCATCTGACAAGGTCTCTATGCCAAGCGGATAAGAGGTGTTGTTGATTAATACTGTAGGGTCACCGCCAAGATCCACAAAATGGATTGTGTTGTTACCGGCTACCTGTGAATCAAAAGAGCGGATTTTGCTAAGCCATCCAAGACTCTTAACACTGTTGCGGAAGGCTTTGATTGTCTCGCCTGTCCAGAATTCTTTGTAAACACTCATAATTTTTCTGTTTTTAATGTTGATAATTAGTTTTCCTTGCTCACTTCAACACCGTACTCCTCCTTATAAAGGCGGGCGTATGTTGTAAAATCACTCTCACGTAGTGCGGCAATCTTATCAGATGGCACATCTGACAACTTCTTGTACTCAGATGCTCCTTGTGATTGCGGAGTGATGATTGATGACGGACCCTGTGCAGGTTGCATGAGGGAGAATGTCTCCTTAAGTTGAGCAAGACCAATCTTGTCACCCATCTCTACAAACATTGCCTTCTTTTCAGCAGTGATGCGGTGAAGCTTTACAGCCTCTTCCACTTCAGCCACAATGGCCTGTTTTCTCTGGTTCTCTTGTTCTTGACGTAATTGTACCGCTTCATTGGCTTTTACCTGTAAAGCATCAATGGCAGTCATTACCTGCTCTTGTGTGGCGTTCTCAGCCAAACCGAGCTTAAGTGCAATTTCTTTCATGTGAATGTTGTTTAAATTGTTATTAATTGGATTTAAAAAGTTCATCTTATCAAGCGCTCCGGCTGAAAGGCATACCATTTTGCCATCCTGAAGCAAAGCAATGGCTTCATCATTAGCGCCTATGTCAACAATGGACACCTCAATCAGTTTGCTTTTTGTCACAGTTGGGTATCTCTGCCCCTGGAGGACAACCGACGGGTCTTCGCTCTTCTCAACAACCTCAAGACCGGCTGACACCATTTTTAATATACCTGCATCCCACTTCTGCTTGATTTGCATTGCAAACTCATCCTTCTCATCAAACACAGGGGTTCCAATGAGTTTGTCACCGTCCATACGCAGGTTCTCAACCGTTCCAAGAGGCAGCACCTCGTCCTTGCGGCCCAGGTATGGTCTGTTATGCATCCAGAGCAAAATAGGATTGCGTTTGTATTGACTCAAGTCAATACCATCAGTCAGCACACGGAACCCGTATGAGTTCAGGGCTGACGAGCTAATCACAACTTCTTTTTTATCCATCGTTTCGTTTGGTTTTGATGCAAATGTAGCAGGTTGGAATGCGCCTTGCAAGAAAGTGTCCAACCGTTGGACGGAAGTGTCCGACCCTTGGACAGATGCTTTCAAATGCCGACTTCACGGCTTATTTTTGTGCAACAAAAACCATAAGAAATGGCAAAACAGACATTGGAACAATCGCAGCGCAAGGAGCTTGCGCGTATGTACTTCTTACAGGGAGACACACAAAAGGAGATAGCCGACAAGGTGGGCGTATCACGCAACACCATCAACGCTTGGGTAAAGGAGGATAAATGGGCTGAGTTCAAAGCAGCCAAGTCCATAGGACGCAAGGAGCTGGTGGCCAAGTTGCTCAACAAACTCAATGAGAAGATTGAGAAAGGGGATCTCTCATCAGATGAGATGGCCAAGGCTGCTTCAGCAATAGAGAAGCTTGACAAGCAGACAAACGTGGTAACCATCATTGAGGTGTTCTCCGCCTACAGTAACTGGCTTATTTCAAGAATGAGGCTTGATCCGGAACTGACCCCTGAGCTTGTCAAGATTATGAACAGATACCAGGATCTGTTCATAGGTGAACAAATAGGCAAAACATCAGTAACAATCAACTAATGGCATTGGTAAAGGGACAGAAAGAGGCTCTTAAGGCTTGGAGGCAATTGTGCAATACCATAGCCGATATGAGTACCGTTGACGCTTCCGAATGTGAAGCGGACAGACTCAGCCGTATTGAACGCGCCCGCAAGGACTATGCGTTCTTTGTCTCTTACTACTTCCCACACTACTGCACCGACAGAAACGGGCAGATAATCCCTTCAGCAAAATTCCACATACAAGCCGCCAACAAGATACGTGGCACACACGACCTGAGAGCCGTGTTCAAATGGGCGAGAGGCCACGCCAAATCAACACACATGGATATAATGATTCCTATGTGGCTGAAGTGCCAGAAAGAGAAGGAGATTCACGTCATGGTGCTTGTTGGCAAGAGCGAGGACAATGCAAAGACACTACTTGGAGACATCCAGGCTGAACTTCAGTATAACAAGCGTTACATTAGTGACTTTGGCCAGCAGTACAATGCAGGCAACTGGGAGGAGGGTCAATTCGTAACGGCTGACGGAACGGCGTTTTTCGCACTTGGCAGGGGTCAGTCACCTCGTGGTCTCAGATACAGGAACAACCGTCCTGACTACATTGTTATTGATGACCTTGATGATGATGAGTTGTGCCTTAATGACAGCCGTGTATCCAAGACCACAGACTGGGTCAAAGAGGCTCTGTTCGGAGCTTTCGGAGCCCAGGGCGGAAGATTCATTATGGTGGGTAACCTTATCAGCAAGACAAGCGTTCTGGCCAATATACTAAAAACCCCTGGGGTCTATTCCACACAAGTCAATGTCATTGACAAGAACGGAAATCCGTCATGGGCTGAACTGTGGAAGCCTGAAATGATTCAGGCGAAGGCCGAATTTATGGGCTACCGCGCTTTTCAGAAGGAGTTTATGAACAACCCCATCACAGAAGGTGCCGTATTCCGTAATGACTGGATAAAATGGAAAGACCCTCTCCCACTGCGTGAATATGCGGAGATTGTCCTGTATATTGACCCGTCATTCAAACCGACCACAAAAAATGACTACAAGGCCGCAAAACTGTGGGCTAAGACAAAACTTGGGGAACTGCACCTGCTGGACTGCTTCTGCCGCCAGACCACAGTAGTTGAGCTTGTCAGATGGCTTTATGACCTGTATGAGAAACTTAACATATCCAATGCTGTGGCCAAGTTCTACATGGAGGCTAACTTCATGCAAGACATCATACTTGATGAGTTCAGGCGTGAGGGTGAGACGCGCGGCTATCAGCTGCCGTTAATCCCGGATAAAAGGAAAAAGCCTGACAAATACCAGCGTATTGAAGCCGTCAGTCCGCTTTGGGAGCGTGGTTTCGTTTATTACAACGCTCACAAAAAGAATGACCCCGATATGAACGCCGGGCTTGATCAGACTCTCGCCTTTGAGAAAGGGATGTCCGGCCACGATGACGGACCTGATGCCGATGAGGGAGCCATATACATTCTTCAGAAGCGTACACGCATCAACAACTTTGATGCCAGGATAGGAACATACAGAAATTCAAAATACCTATGGTGAGATTATTCTCATTGTTGCAAATCAATACTTAACTGATATGAACTTTCTAACAAAAGCAGATTTCAAGGCGGTGTGTGACAACACAACACTGCAGGTTATAGACCAGGCTGATGATGACAACCTGGCAAGAAGTGAGAAATACGCCATTGAGGAGATTAGC